TTGCGATTGCTCTGACTGATTGTCCCACGTTGGCGGCGGCGTAACATGGCCGTTGACGCCTGCGTGCATAGCACGAGCAATTTTATCAATCATGTCGGTCATTTGCGGGTGTACCTTGCGTTCTGGGCTTTCTTAAGATCATGCAATCTATCATGGCATTTGCTGCATAAGGCGATCAGCTCGAATAGGAACTCCTGGCCTACATTCCTATATGTGACATGATGAGCCTGCTCAGAGAAGTTCTGCCGGCAGCCCTGGCATACGGGGTCTCTGGCCCGTACCGCTAATGACTTAGCGCGCCACTCAGGCGAGGCTAAATATGTATTATAGTTGTCCCACCAAATTTTGTTTTCGTCTTTGTTTTGTTTTACCGCGCTGGCCGCAAAAGCATCAAACCATTTTTGCTGAAGCGTTTCATCCCACGGTTCAATCGGCGCTTCCTTTACAATGTCTGGGTCGTTGTAAGGTAAAATATTGCTATTCGGATGCCCACACGTCAGGCATTGCCACATATAAATATCACGATTTAACGTGTCGGTTTTTTTCCTGATTTCAGAAAACCCACGCTCGCATGTATGGTTATGGTCAAAAGTCATCAATCACCTAAAACGGAATGTCATCGTTAAAACCTTCGAGATTGCTTACGTCTTGCTTAGGCGCAGTCTTCTTGCGCCCGCGTTTAACCATTTCCTTGCTTGGCGTATGGGCCGGGCCGTTCTTGAATGTCTCGCCCGTGCCTTCCAGCAGGTACTCGACAAAGTTCACGCCGCCATCGACAGGCGTCCCATGCACCAAAGCCGGGATGAATAGGTGGCTATCACAGCCCTTGCGCTGGGCATCTGCTGACAGTTCCTTGTCATACTCATGGCAATGCCACTTGCCGTCTGCAACGGGCGTGGAGTGGCAGCAGGTACGGCAGTTGGCCTCGGCTGGCTCCTGCTGGTGGCACATCTTGTACATATCGCACATCTTGCACAGCCAGTGCGTCGGGTCTTGACTGATCTTGTCGGCGGGCGTGGTACGACTGATTGTACGCTCTGCCCGTACCAGCAAGTCCCTGTATGTCTCTTTGTTGAAATGCACCCATTCGGTATGCAAGTCATCCGTGTTCTTATTCACGCAGATATACATGGCGCGATCTAATTCCATCATGCCCATGTAGGTCTGCATCTGGGCGTAGTGCTGGGGCTTCTCGGCCTGGACGCCCTTAGCCTTTAGGGCGGTGAATGCCTTATCGTTGGCGGTTTTGATTTCTATTACAGCCCAAGTCTTACCTTCGACAAACCCACGGCCAATGCCATCAAGGCTTCCCCCAAAATGGCCCGTACCGTCACGGCAGGAGATCTGCTTGCCGTTATCTTCAGTATGAAGCTCTATGCCTATGGCGCGAAGCTCTTCGTAGACACGCTCCTCCTCGCGCTTGCCAGTGCCAAACAACCGAAGGACGCGCCCCCCAAATTGGGGGGACGCAGCCCAACGGAATGTCAACCATAAGAAACGGTCACAGTGATGCCCGATCAAGGACGCACCCAGATGCTCGCGGTGATCCTCTTTCTTGCTTTCGTACCATTCGTAAATCTTGCGAGCGGTACTGTTCTGTCGTTCGGGCACCGGGGGCATTATTTCGACTTCCAGGGCTTTTTGCCGGATGTCACAGCCACCGCCGGCTTGTTGATCTCAAACGCAGCTTTGGCGCTTGAATAGCCACGCACTTTGTTCCTGGTCGGATCACGACGATCAATTTCCAGGGACAACTTGAACGGAATGTCATGCAGCTGTTCGGTACTCTGCAGCTGGGAAATACCGCAGGCATCGCTAACAGACCGCAGCTGGCCGCGCGCTCTCTTTTCAGTCTCAGTGTCAGCATGATCTACATTCAAGCGATCCCAGATCTTACGGCGGGCAAAATTGCCGTCCGTAATCTCAATGACAAGCTCAATATATCGACCATTACCGGCCTTCGTTTCCTTAACGTCAGAGCTGGTAATCATTGCGTTATAATCGCCCTTCGGCAGGGGGTCGAAGTTAGAAAGTTCCGGGACGGCGTAGTCTGCAATATCAAAATCTAGTTCAGGCATTGGTCTTCTCCGTGGTTAAATGATTGCTTGAATAAAGGCATTCCAGGACAGCGGGATGCTTTCTGGAAGGTTGTAGCGGTTTTTGGCCATATAGGCCGGCTTCTCGCTCGTATAAAGCAGGCGCTCGCCTGTGCTAATTCCGCGAGCAACTGCCTTGTTAAACCCGACATCCGCATTTTTCACGATGGTCTTGTAGTTTGCGAACAGCAGGGCATCGCACCATTCGCGCACAACAGCATTGCTGCGCTCCTGGAGTTTGGGTTGATAACGGTCATAGGGTTCCGTCTCAGGGCTATCGAACCGCTTGATCGTGGTATGAGCGATCAGGATGACCGCCATGCCCTTATCGTTCCTGAGCGCATTGAAGCCTTCCAAGATCTCGCGCCATTTCTCTGCAGCGATCAATGCGCCCTTACCGTATGCAAGCTCCTTGGCCTCATGCTTGGCCTCGATCTCACGCTGTATGATAGCTTCCAGCCAGTCCAGGCTGTCCAGCACAACAGTCTCGAAGTCATGCTTCTCAGTGTACAGGCTATCAATAGCGCCCATGACATCATCAAACGACTGGGCCATTGGGAAGTGATCGACTTTAAGCGAACCCAGGCCGTCCTCAGTCAGAATGAAGATGGGCTTAGTCGCGCTTGCAGCGAAGCTGCTCTTCCCTATGCCCTCTACCCCGTAACATACCACCCTAGGCGCAGCGATGGCCTCGTTCTTGCGTATGCTTTTCAAGTCAAAGGTCATCAGTTGTCTCCTCAATGGTTACAGCGGTTTTGCTGGGCTTTGTGGTTATTGCAATGGCGATAACGCGCCATAGATCAGGGCAATTCGCCCGAATGTGCTTAAGCATGGCCTCATCAGCCTTGATTTCAACCTTGATGGGCTTGATTTCCCAGTCTTTAACCAGGGTGGTCAGCTTGTCCAGGTCAGCTTTGTAAGACAGCTTGCCCGTGGATTTTATCCTGTAGCTATTGCCAAGCTTCCTATAAGAGACGCCCTCTTCCTTAGGGGGCACCAGCTCAAGAATGCGTTCTTCTATGTTGATGCGCTCTAGATTGGCTTCGCGTTCGGCCTCTTTGGCAACGAGCCATTCTTCAGCTAGCTGGTCTAGGATTGTGTCGATGTTGGATTTGGTCATGGCGGTCCTCATGTTTGCCCTATTTTCTAGGCGGCGGCGTAGGTCGGCTCCCAATTCTAACGGCTGCGGACCCCTTTCGGCGTCCAAGATGGCCTTTATGATAATTTCGGCTAAGGTCATTGTCGATCTCAAATCAGGCGCGATAGTCGTATCACCACCTTTGCCTGGCCCGCAAGATGTTTTTTTGGTAAAATGCCTGTTGCACAAGATTAGTGGGCGTGCATACTTGGCGAATCACTAAAGAAGGGCTTAATCATGGCACATATTAAAGGCCGATGTGAACCGGCTTATTCGACAATTCGTCGCCTCGGCGGCGTGACCAAAACAGCCAAGCTCCTCAAAATCAATCTCAGCTCAGTCAGCCGCTGGATGGTCCCGACGCCTGGGACCAACGGCACAATCCCGCAACGCCATTTCCCCGCCATCCTAAAACATGCAGCCCGGCACAACATAAAGATAAGCCTACAAGATCTAGTAAGTTCCAAATAAGGCTGCACACAATGAAGAATAGTGAGTTTCTGGCGGCCATCTATGGCCCGCTGGGGGACAACTATGGCTGGACTACATCCTTTTCAGTAGATCCAAACTTTAGTAAATCCGGCATGTGGGCAGGCAGTCCATGGCTTGGCACACCCAATGAGAACATATTTATTGATAAGCGCCAGGAAGATAACAACTTCTTCTGCGTGTCTGTTATGGAAGTACCAGACACTAGGCGTCGGCGGACCAAGGATTCATTTCAGCGCATGGCCGTCTTGCTGGCCGATGATGCAGACATTCATCGCCTTGACGGCCCGGCATCGTACGTTCTGGAAACTTCAAAAAATAATTATCAGATCGGAATCCTGCTAGATCCGACAGATCCAGATACCAAAAACGGCCTCCTGCTGGACGCTGTGCTTCAAGCCATGATTGCCAAAAGCTACATCAAGGCAGACAGCAGCGGTAATTCATTGGTGCGTTATGGGCGCTGCCCGGTTGGCTGCAATACCAAGAAACGCGATACAGGCATTTGGGAACAGCGCCTGCTGTATTGCGATCTGAAAGAGCCATACAGCCTGGCCGATGCCGTTGCGACGTTTAATTTAGACCTCGAACAGATCCGTAATTACGCCTACAAAGACAATCCGGCCAAATCCGTTGCAATGAGCAACGCGACAGGCACGGCGACAGACTACATCAAGTCGCTAATGCATCCTGATCCAGAGGAACGTGACTATCACGAACCCCTGCTAAAGCTTTCCGCCGGCATGGTGGCAGCCGGCATGCGTCCAGGCGCAGTGGTTAATTTCCTGCGCTCCCTGATGCTAACCATCAAGCCGGAAGTCGGGCCGGAGCTTGACCGCTGGGAAGCGCGCTTTGGCCCTGAACTGCCACGCATGGTGGCCAGCGCCGAAGCTAAGTATTCCGAAAATAGGCCTGCCATTGAAGCAGAAGGCCTGATTATGACGCCTGAAGAGGTGATCGAGCGGACCCAATCGCAGCGATGGCTCGTTCGGAACCTTGTGGCTAGCAATTCTGTAGGCATGGTCTTCGGGGCGTCCGGGACATTCAAGAGCTTCATTGCCTT